TGTGCAGTCGATGGTGCGTGGCGTGTCGAAGCTGGGCCACATCGACGTGCTGATTATCGACGAGGCACACCTGCTATCGCCAGAGGATGCGACGTCCTACCAGCGCATGATCGCATCCCTTCGTGAGATCAACCCCGATATGCGCGTCCTCGGGTACACCGCCACGCCGTACCGTCTCGGGCAGGGCTACTTGACCGAAGGAGAAAGCGCGCTCTTCACGTCGGTTGCCTACGACGTCGGCGTCAAGCGCCTGATCAATGATGGCTGGCTGTCTCCCGTCGTGACTGGCTATGTGCGCGAGCAGATCAACCTCACCGACGTGGCGATCCGGGCTGGCGAGTTTGCGGCGAAGGATCTTGGGATGGCGTGCGACGTCGACAAGATCAACGGCATCGTGGCCGACGACGTCAAGGGCGCCATCGACGGTGGGCGCACGTCGGCCATGATCTTCGGGACGTCGGTGGCCCACGCAAAGCGCCTGCGGAACGAGGTGCAGATCCGTGGCCTGTCCTGCGACGTGATCACAGGCGAGACGCCACGCGAAGAGCGGGAGGAGATCATCGGGCGCTTCAAGGCCCGCAAGCTGTCGGTCCTGTCGTCCTGCGACGTACTCACGACGGGCTTTGACGCGCCTGTCGTCGATGTGTTGGCGCTTGTGCGCCCGACCATGTCGCCGTCGCTCTATGTGCAGATGGTCGGGCGTGGGATGCGCCTGGCCGACGGCAAGACCGACTGTCTGTTGTTGGACTACGGCGGCAACATCGCCCGCCACGGGCCCATCGACGACGTCAAGGTCAAACCCAAAGGGAAGAAAGGCGACGGCGAGGCACCGACGAAGATCTGCCCACAGTGCATGGCGGTCCAAGCCCCTGCGGTCCGTGTCTGCGGACACTGCGGCTACGAGTGGCCGGCGCCAGAGCGCAAGGCAAACGACAAGGCGAGCAACCTGCCGGCGTTGTCGCTCGAGATCAAGCCGCCACCGCCGCCACAGCGCCACGACGTCGGTCGCGTCGAGTGGGTGAAACACTACAAGGCCGGAGACGACACGGCACCTCCGACGCTGCGGATCGACTACTACCCGGAAAGCAACGTGATGGGGCTCGGGCGCAAGATCGCGTCTGAGTGGGTGTGCGTTCAGCACGAGGAGGGCGGCTTCGCGTGGCGCAAGGCGATGCGCTGGTGGGAAGAGCACGTCGGCTGTCGTCTCCCTGAGAGCGTCGACGACGCGATTTCCATGCTCGACGACGGGCACATGAGGCCGGTCGTGGCCATCGAGACGACGAAGGAAGGCAAGTGGGACCGCGTCACGGCGATCCATCACGGCGAGCGGAAAGAGCCTGGCGATGACGAAGGCGGCACGCCGCAAGCGACGCAGCCAATGCGCCCATGCGCTGAGTGTGGCAGGGTCCCGCCTGATGGCCTGCCGATCGTCCGCAAGGTGGACAGCGCGGGGCGGTCCCTCTACTACCGTCAATGCTCGTCGTGCCTTGGAAACCATGGCGGCGTTGGCAAGTGGCTTCCACATACCCCTGAGATTGAATCGATCGCCGTCGACGAGGCGGGTGCTTTCGGAGAGGACGATCTGCCATGGTGATCTCGATGCTTGAGGCGGCCCTCATGTACGCATCGCGCGGACTCGCGGTGTTTCCGTGCATCCCCGATACGAAGTTCCCCTTTTCCGGGACCGCTGGCTACAAGGACGCCACGACCGACGAGGCCACGATCCGGTCATGGTGGGAGAAGACTCCGACGGCCAACGTGGCGATCGCCACGGGTGCGATCTCCGGTGTCTACGTCGTCGACATTGACGCACCGTCATCGGAGATCATGCCGCGTCTTCCTGAGACGTGGATTGCGCGCACACGGAACGGTGGCTGGCACTACTTCTATGCCATGCCCGACGACGGAATCAGGCTACCGAACACGGCAAAAGGGAACGCTAACCGTGTGAGCGAAGACGCCGACACACGCGGAGACGGCGGCTATGTGCTGGTCTATCCGTCGGTCGTCGAGGGCAAGGCGTACCAGTGGGTGAACGACGTGGAACCGGCACCCCTGCCAGCGTGGATCATCGAACGCGTGCGACCGAAGCAGCAGGCGATCACGCTCACCCGGCAGACGTTCTCCATGGCGTCGACGTCGTGGGCAGAGCGCGCCATGCGTGATGAAGTCGACGCCCTGGCGAGGGTCGGTGAGGGCGGGCGCAACCACGCGATCGTCCGCGCGGCGTTCAAGTTGGGCCAGATCTGCGCGGCCGGTCACCTGTCTTTCGGGGTCGCGCATGACGAGCTCGTCAGCGTGGTGCAGGGATGGCCGTCCTTGAAAAAGAGTCTCGGGACCATCAAGCGGGGGATCGAGGCCGGCGCCAAGCATCCCCGGAGTCCTGCGGATCGTCCGGTGGCCGTTGACGGAGGATACTATCTCGACGAGGTGATCGACGCGATCGACGTGGTCGACGACGGCACCCCGGATGAGGTCATGCAACCGGAGATCAGGCGCCCAGAGCGGCCGACACCGGCCGCAATGGACGCGGCACGGTGGGCGCTGCTCAACGACGTGCGACGGCTTGGCGGGCTCTGTGACACGTTCTGCGGGTGGGTCATCCGGGGGGCCGACCACCCACAACCGGGCCTGACGATCGGGGCGCTCCTGGCGCTTGGCTCCGCATTGGCTGGGCGCCGGTTGGTCTACCGTCGATCGACTTCGAGCCTGTACGTCGTCAGCATGGCGGCGTCAGGCGAAGGCAAGAACCGGCCGCAGTCCTGCCTGTCGCGGGTCGTAGACGAGGTCTGGCCGGCGCTGCGAGGCCCGAACAGCTTCAGCAGTGGCCCGGCCTTCGTCGATGGCGTGAAGAAGGCGACCTCGGCAGGCACGGCAACGTGCCTGGTGCTTGACGAGTATGGGATGCAACTCGGGAACATGATGGGTCCGCGCGCGGCTTCGCACCGGCAGGACATCAAACAATCCCTGACGGAGTTGTCGACGAAGGGCACCGACAAGTGGTCCCCGGCGATGTCTCTGGTCAAGGGAGGCGGAAAGCTGGACTTGATCGCCCCTGTCGTGACCATCCTCGGGAGCACGACACCGGAGAGCCTGCACAGCGTGTTGACGTCGGTAGACGTGGCGGACGGCTTCGTCGGTCGGCATGTGTGGATGAGGTCGCAGCATGTGCTCCCGGAGTGGCAGCCACCGGAGACGCGGCCGGATGATGATCTCCCCCTGGACGTGCGGCGGGCGGTCATGGCGATCCGTGAGCGTCACGAGGCATGGCACCTGGGGCTTCCTGTGACGGTGGATACCGGGGTCGATGTCCTGCGGCTCTATGACCCGATCACCATGGGCGAGGACGACGAGGCCCGTGTGCTCATGACCGCTTGCAAGGTCAAGGCAGACAAGGCGCGTCGTGATGGGTCACGAGCTGACATCCCACCTGCGGTGCTGGCGCGTCTGCCAGAGTTTGCCGGTCGGTTGGCGATGGTGCTGGCTGTGCTGGCGGCGCCCGAGGATGACCGGCCAGCGGTCACGGTGGAGGTTGCGCGGGTGGCGATCGCCCTGGCCGAAGAATCGGCGGCAGTGTTCGCCGCAAGCCTGTCGGCCAACCGGCGGGCTTCATGGGATGACCATGCGGCGCAGTGTGAGCTCGTTCTAGGCGCGATCAGGGGCGAGGGCGGGTCCATGGGCAAGACGGACCTTCTGCGGGCCTGTAGGGCCCTCTCGTCGCGTCAGATGGCAGACGTGATCTCCCGGCTTGTGGAAGAGGGCGCCGTCGTGCTAGAGGTAGAGAAGACCAGAGGACGCCCCCGAGACGTCGTCCGTATAGTGTAAGACAATGTAGGGAAACATAATCCTTCCCTCCAATGCCAAAACGGCCACCCACCACGGGTGGCCGTTTGCGTTGCTCGGGAAATAAGGTCTGATCCACCCGAGGCCCTGTATAATAAAGAGATTTCTAAGAGATCTCTCTCTCTCTATCTCTATAAGAACAAAAAGCCCCAGACGACGCAACGTGTCACGACCGGCCACCCCCCTTGCCCGCACCCCCACCCATCGCATAGGGTGCTGGTCGGAGGACAGGATGGCATGGCTGATCAGCAAAGCCCTTGTGGTGGCTTGCGAGAGCTCGCACTCTTTGCAGGCTCCGGTGGTGGAATCCTCGGAGGCAGACTCCTCGGCTG